GATCGTCGCAGGGTCGTACGGGTGCGTTTGCAGGTACGTACCCCCGGTGTCTCCAAGGTTGGAGTCGCAAGCGTTGATCGTGAAGGAGCCGCTAGCTCCTCCCCACGTCGTCTGTATGAACGGACAGAGCCGTTCGCCGAGCAGGTTGGCCGACGTTTGATTCGAGTCGAGGTTCCAAAGCATCGTCCCGAAGGCCGAGCCCAGGCCCGACTTCCAGACGGCGGTGCCCGCGATCACGCCGCCCGCGACGAGAGCGATCGCGCCAACGCACTCCACGGCAGCCACGCCGCAGATCCCGTCCTCCGCGAGCGTCAGATCGGGAATCGACAGCTGACCCGGCACGTGCCCGCCGGAGAACACCGACGGCCAATACGACGGGTTAGCGATAGCAGGCCAATCCCCGGCAGGGTTGATGAACGCCGACGCCGAGGACGGCGACGACAGCGCGGCCGTGCACGTCGCCGCGACGACGGCTGCGAGGAGGACGCCGCGTCCGGCCGTCCTCCCCCGCCGCACGGCTAGCCCTTGGCGATGCGCCGAAGGACGCGCCACCCGATGAACAGCGCCATGATCGCCGCGCCGATGGGCAGGGCGACCGTCACCGCGTTCGAGACCTGATCCGTGAACGTCGAAGTGACGCTCGACAGGTCGTAGGTAGCCGTTCCGAAGCCGCCGAAGAGCAGCCCCGACGTGGCGAGCCCGATGCCGCCGAGTGCGATCCGGCGTCCGTAGCTCTTGACGAAACTCCGCATGATTTCCCTCCTTCCTAGGGTTGCGGACGCGGACAGCACCGGTCATGGCGCCGTCAGCCTTTGCAGGACTGTCCACGCAACTACGAACAGTCCAAACGTGAATGCGACGATGAAAGCGAGCGCGAATCCGTCCGCGAGAGGCCCGAGACTCATTCCGGTTTCGACCATCAGGCCGACCGCCCCGACAGGATGCGCATCATCGGGCCAATTAGTGCCGCCCCGACTACCGCTCCGATTAGCACGAACAAATCATCGTGCACATTGTTGAAAGCGTCGTTGGTATTTCCGGTGTGAATTGCGATGTACGTCAGCCGCTCACACGCGGCCGGGTCGAGGTCGCCCGAGCAGTCGTTCGTCCACGTCACCGTGTCGGTGTTCGTCGGAGGGCCGTCCGCGAGAGCTACGGGAGCAGCCGAGAGCACCAGGGCGGCACAGGTAGCGGCGAGTGCACAGAGACGGCGGAGAGCGCCAAGACGAGGACGAGGAACGCGACCGCGTGAAGGAGACGACGCGGCCGAACGCGAACCTCCACTCGGCGCTTGACCCATGTCAACACGCCCCGTCACCGAAGTTGACAACAGGAGGTGTCAGACCGTGAGACACAGGAGCTACAGCGCGAGCGCGAAGCGAGCGAGATCCCGCCGTCAGCGGCTCGCGCTGGAAGCCGTCACCGAGGCGGCGTTCTGGGCCCGAGCGACGCGCTACAACGCCGACGAGACGATCCGGCGGGCCCGTCGGCTCGGTGTGCCGCTCCGCGCTATCGCGTACGCGGCCGGTTGCAGCCACGAGAAAGTCCGGCGGATCGAGAGTCGCGGCTAGGTGCCGCAGCGTAGCTTCTCGTGCATAGTGGCGACCACGGCGGTTCGCGTCTCCTGCATGAGACTCGGCCGCCGTACTGAGCGACGCTGCACCGACCTCCTGCACAGAGGCCCGGCTGCATCCGGGGTGACGGTGCACCGTCACGGTGCGCAGCTTGAAGGTTCGCCCGGACGTTGTCAAGGGTGCACCTCCCGGCTGCCGTACTGCCCGGCTGAAAATCGCCGACCTCCTTCCGGCCGTCAACCGCATCGAACGGGGGATCTCGCTACGCGAGACCGGCTTCGCCTCCCCGCCGTTCGAGCGACTGACTGCCTCCCTGAGCCCGGCAAGGGCTCGCCGGTCAGTACGTCAACCGACCGGAAGGAGCACCACATGGCAAGCGACGACGAGCAGTACCCCGGCAAGCTCCCGGCGTATCGGGACTACCTCGACCGCGCGGTCGCTGCCGAGCACGACGGCGAGCCGACCCTGGCGGCGGCGTGGAGCCTGGCAGCCGAGATCGCCGGTCTCTCGCAGATCCTCGACAAGATCGCCTACAGCGCGAGGAAGGCAGCGTGAGCACGACGAAGCGGGGGGCTACGGCCCCCCGCACCTTCGGTGTCGTGGATCTCCTGACGGATCACGTCATCCTGTTCAACCTGACACAGGACGAGGCCGTGGATCTGGCGCAGGAGCTTCGCGCGAAGGGGCACAACGTCCGAGCGGAGCTAGTGAAGCAAGACCCGCCTGACGACGATCTCCCGAGGGCCGCGTGAGCGGCCCTCTCTTTTTTGCCGTGAAGATCCCGAGAGACGCTTTTTCGCTACGCGGCTTCGGGCCACGCGGCCGCGAGCGCCCGGAGGTACCGGCCGACCGGGACGACGCTGCGCTCGAGCGCGACGGGATCGAAGGCTACGCCCACGGCGCGTAGCTCTTGCGCGTGGGCGTATCGGCGAGTGCGACTGAGACCCCGGCCCCGATGGACGACGTAGCCGGTCAACCGGTGCAGTTGAGAGCCTGAGATCGCACCTTGGTCGTGCAGCTCGGCGAGCCGGTCGATTGCTCCGGCGGCGTCGGCGACGCAGACGCTAGGTACGTCCTGGAAGGCCGCAAGACGGCCCAGGAACGCCGCGCGGGTGTTGGACGCCTGGAACATCGCCACGGTCTGTTCGCGGCTCTTACGCGGCCGGATCTGACGCTCGACGCGGATGCGGCGACCCGGGCCGTCGGTGCCTGCTTCGAGTCCCTTGTCGTAGGCCCGCATGTGCACCGACCGGCCGGTGATGCCCCGGACGTAGACGGTCTCGATTGCTCCGGCCTTCCCGCCGTCCATCCCGACCTTGCCGTGCGGCACGTCGAGCGCCCGGAGCGCGTGGAGGAACGCCTGGCCTTCGTCTCCCCGAGAGAAGCGAAGCTCGGCCGCGAGATCCACCCGCCCAAGCGCCGCGTGCTCGCCGCCGGACGTGCCGACTACTTCGAGCATCTGCGCGCGCGCCGCTTGTTCGGCTAGCGGGAGGTCGCCGACCGTGAGGAGGTCGTGGCAGTCACGGGAGCCTTCAACGAGCGCGGCGGCACGGCCTTCGACGTAGGCGAGGCCGTCGGGGTACACGCCTACGCGTCCGGTCGTCCCGTGCCGCCAGCGCTCGCCCCGGGGCCCTTCGTGTGCGCCGAGCGAGTGCCGCACGATGCGGTCGTACGCTCCATCGACGCCCCGGAAGCGGAAGCGCACGGTGTCCACGCCTGCGTCAGAGCAGACGGCTCCCCCACCCCACGGTGTCCCGTATTCGGGACTAGGGCGGCTGTTAGTGACGCCGCCCTGGGATCCCATCGGCTCGCTGCATCGAGCGGGAGGTCAAGCGCGCTTTTACTGGGCGATTAGGTGCAAGGACGGCGACACGGCCGGGCGCGGCCTCGCCGTCCCCGCTCGCTCCGCTCACGGGGGAGGGCTCGGCACGGCGCGGTAGGAGTAGCGCTCTGCGTCCGGCCGTGTCGTCAAGTTCGAGGTCGGCCCTCTCGTGCGTGTCGTAGAGGTTGGCGCGGTCGTCTAGGAGCCGGACGCGGCGACGGCTGATGTACTTTTTCGTGCCGGTGCCGCCGTTCCAGACACGCGTGAGAAGGAAGACAGGGACGGGCGAGAGCGGGATGCCGCAAAGTTGCATCTGGCGGAGGTTCTTCACCGATTCGTAGTCGGTGACGCGAGCCCGGATCTGCCGGTCGAGCGACTCCATGTCGTGTGTGACGAGGCGGACGCGCCAGCCCCGGTGCCGGGCGAGCGAGATCCACTGAACGTGCCGCTTGCGATCCTCGTCCGACCAGGTGCGAGCGTTCAGGACTTCGTGGGCTTCATCGAGCACCCAGAGGCCGCGTCCTTCCGCGAAGCCCTTAGCGTGGCCGCAGCGGTCGCGGCGCGCCTTGCCGCAGACGGAGCAGCCGAGTTCGACGGCCTGCAAGTCGTCGAGGTCGCGCGAAAAGAAGTAGCGGGCTTCGAGACGTGCGGCGTAGTCGTCAAGTACGCGCCGGCCGCGCACGATCGCGACGAGTTTTCGGAGGAAGCTGCGGCGAGCGAGCCGCTGCGCCCATCCGTCCACCAGCCGGACGTTCGTCACGACAGGATCGCCATGCTCCAAGGCTTCGCAAATCTCGCAGACGGCGACGGCGGTTTTGCCCGCGCCGAGCTTGCCGATGATCGCGCGGATCACGGCAGGAACACCCGCGTCAGGTGGTAGAGGCGCCAGGCGTTGCCGTGGACGCCGAGCGCGATCAGCCCGCCGCAAACCATCACCCAGAGGCCGCGACGGTTCATTCGTCTACCCCGGTGACGCGGCCGCTGAGGGCCCACAGCTTGCGCCAGAGGTAGCGGCCTGCGATCAGGAGGGCGACGACGACTGCGCCGCGTGATGCGGCGGGCCCGCCGAGTGCGACTGCGGCAACGCCGAGCGTGCAGTACCAGAGGAGTTTCTTCACGGTCGTAGCTCCTTTGCTCGTGCGAGCCACCGCCAGCCGGAGCGCTCGCATTGGCCGGTTACGGACTGCCAGGCGTCCACGAAGCGGGCCGGGTGCCCGACGAGGACGCGCCACTCCGGGAGCAGCGCGTCGAGAACGGCCCGGTGACGTGCGCGAGCGAGCCGGTCGCGGAGCGCGGCGGGGACGACGCTCACAGGGCCTTCACCCACCGGAGCGCGATGCGGAGGCCGAACATCGTCAGGAAGATCGTCACGGCGAGCGAGTTCAGGCCGACGATGGACGAGACGGGGACGAGCCAGCCGAGCCACGCGAAGTTCTGGCCCGAAAGATCCGGGAACGACGGCATGGACGGCAGCAGCGGCGCGACGACGGCGAGCACGGCGGCGAGCCCGATGATCAGGTCGTTTACGACGACGACGGCCGCGTATTCGATGATCGACGCGAGCCCGCTGATGATGCAGAGGATGTCCTCGAAGATCGACAGCATCAGAGGGCCGGTTCGTCTCCACCCGAGGAGGAGAGACCGAGGAACGCGGTCGAGAGCCACCACACGAAGCCGAACGTGCAGGTGATCAGGAGCGCGGTTCGGAAGAGGACGGCGAACGGGTCGAGAAAGCCCATATCGACGTGCATTGAGTCGGTGCCGAACAGGTGGCCCATCACCGGGAGGTCGAAGCTCGGCGCGGCCGTGCTGGACGAGACGCCGCTGAGGCCGGACGAGACCCAGGCGAAGAGACCGAACGGGAACTTGCTCGGTGCAGTCGAGGTCGTGAGCGGCGAGAAGTTGACGGTAGGCGTCGTGAGCGCACAGGCCCCGCCGCCGGAGGAGAGGACGCCGCCGCAGGTCGTGTCACCAGCAGGACAGTTGGCCGTGGTCGGGTTCTCCTGGATCTTGACCTGCGTCCCGGTCTGGACGGTCGAAGCCGGGCTAGGCGTCGTGTCGGTGACTTCGTTCGGCCCGAAGGCAGGGTCGGCCGTCGTGATCACGTGCACGGTGTAGGTGAGCCCGGCCGCGAGGACGTCGGCCTCGTAGTCGGCCGCAAGCTCGTGCGAGCGCGGCGTCGGGACGGTAACGGTGGTCGGCGTGACGGTGGTCGGGGTCGTCGTGCAGTTGTTCGCGACGTAGCAATCGACCGGCGTCTCGGCCGACGACTCCGGGCCCGAATCCGCCTTGTTCTCGGCGGCTTGGCAGACGGTGGAGGTTCCGCCGCAGCCCGCGCCGGTGCTCGTGCCGAACGTCCACGTGGGCGAGGTCGGACAGGCGACCTGGCCGGTGCCGCCGCACGGCGTCACGGAGGACGTACCCATCTCCTGCGCCACGCTCGACTCAGGCACGTAAAGGTACGTGCACGAGCCGGTGTACGTGCCCGCGCCGATCATCCCTTGGGCGGCGGTCTTGCACGTATTCGAGCCGTCGACCTTCTGCGAGTTCGTGAAGGTGAGCGCCACGGAGTCGGCGAACGCGTGGAGCATTCCGAAGGCTTGCGTGGCGCAGGCGATGGGCCCGGAGCCGCCACCCGTGTAGGCGGACGGGTCGATGATCATCATCGAGTTCTGGATCGTGCCGCCGCCGTAGTTGCACGACGATCCCCGGAATTCGATGGAGAAGCCGTTACCGGCGACCGGGAG